CTACTCTTCATCATCCTCGTTATGGGATGCGAATAAATCACCCTGGTCACGAGCAATTATCGCCAGCCGCATCCTTTTAACGACCTTGTAGACGAACGCCAGTGAGAGGTTGTATTTCCTGGCAAGTTCTCGCTGGTTACGCCCCGTACATTCATCAAAAATTTGTTGGTGCAACTTCGAGGCTTGCAGGTGGATGCCTTTGGGCATGTAGAGATTCTGCCCACCCCACACGGTAGCCATCAGCATCGCAACTTCATTACCGTGAGCCTCAGCGAGTTCAGGGCCGACACCCAGGGTCTCCTTGGCAGACTGAGCCACATGATCGGCTAGAGTCTGAAGAAGCTCACCTGCCGTGCTGCTTGGCTCTTTCATACGGCCTCCTTATTAGTTACCCGGTGCTGCCACTGTTTCAGGTTTTCAATCACTCGACTCGCCTGGGGGACGCTGAGCCATTGCAGCGCAGACACTTTGGTCATGCTTTTTACGAAGCTGGCCAGAGCTGCCTCGGACGGATCGCGAACCGCGCCCAGGTCATGCAGTGCCAGCCACAGCGAACGGATCTTCTTGGACTGCTCATCGTTGGCCTGTGGCCGCTTACCAGCCTTGTTTGGACGAGGTTTAAAGCCCTTCTGCTTGAGCTGTTCCAAAACCCGCTGCAGGTTTGGAACGCTCAAGTCAGCGGTGGACGTCGCGCCGTCCAAGCCTGTCATTCCAGCCAGCATCAGGCGATACGTATCGTCATCCATGCGCAGCTCACGCCGCGCAACATGGATCATCTTGATGTAACGCAGGCGGGTCGGATTGGTCGGCGCGGCGTTCATGCCCATCCCCCGCGTTCCATCAGATCGATAGCGGCTTGCTGAGGATCTTCGATATCGCCGTAGGACAGTTCCCGAATGAAGTCCTCCAGCTCACTCCTGTCGTTGATCGCATTCCCCGACGACCATGCAGCAACCCGAAGCCCGCCAATCTCCCGTGGGATATCGTTACCCATGCCCTCTACAACGAGGGTGTCAAATTTCTCTTTCTCGCTCACGTCACACCTCCTCCGGCGTGATTCGCCACTTGCTATGCAGGCGGCCAGTCGGCACACATTCAAGGCGGTCGATGTTGCTGCGTCGGCCAGGGAACAGCTTCTCAGCCAAGCGCTTCACGGGGTATTCATAGCCATGAGTACACGACACGCGCTTGCCGCGCACAGTGCTGGTGACGTAGCCGGTGCCGTCCTGGAGTACGGACACTTCAACCGGAGTAAGTGGATGAACCGAACGCACCGGATACTTGACCCAGCCGGTACGTCCTTTCCACAGATATTCAACGTCGCTACCAGTCTTCAGCTCGGCCAGATTGGTGACTTTAAAACCGCCCCATATGTCGCTCTGATATGGCCAGCTTTCGGTGACGATGCCGTCTTCGTCGACAGTCCACACCAGGAAGTCCTGGTGATGATCCTGAAACTCGATCAGTGTCTTGCTCATATCAATCCTCCTGGAACTCAAGATCGAGATCGACTTCAATCTCGGCGCTGACCAGGCGAATGCCACACCAGCCGAAAGCTGACCCCTGAACGGTTCCGCCCCATCCCTCTTTGTTGTGGCGATCCTCTGTCCATATCTGTGACTGCCGCCCATCGTCAACCCGCATGCCACCGGCCTCCAGCAGGTCATAAACCCACCCCTCGGCGGCAAGCTTGATAACGGCACGCACTACGTCGTCATCTGCTTCACTGAGACGATCAACAGCACTAGTCCAGAAAGAGTTGATCACGGTAGCCCGCTCTTCGGTCAGGATGTCGTGGTCGACCTCAAGGGTGATTTCCCATTCTTTCCAAGTGTCTTTCAGCGTGTATTGCTTGAGGTTCGCCATGTCACACCACCGCCAAATCAAGAGGAATGGCCCGGTACTCATCAGTGCCATTCACCCGCTCGTAAACGCGGATGTAGACGGCACTGCCAGATACCAGGATCGAGTCCTTCACAGCTTTCATCGCTGCTTTCCAGATGTCGTCATCGATCTCCAAGCGCAGCAGGTCCAGCACATCGGCGGTTCTGATCTGGCCTTTATTATTCAGGCTGAAGGTACGGTCTACGATGGCCAGCAAATGGTTGTCCGCGCCCTTGCTCCAGGTCTTGATGCAGTCGTACACCATGACCTTGGCCACTTCCATTTCCTCGGTGAAGGTCAGCCGGTCCGCGTGCGAACGTACAACCTTGTACTTGCCGTCATAGGTGGTAATGGTCACGTTGCCTTTCTTGCCGCCCATCTGGACGCCATAGCGCTCGCCCGCGATGCTGATCAGATCGGCAATATCACCGAGCGACTTTTTCTTGAAGTTCTTCAGGTCCAGGTGCAGCTTTTTGGCCGCTTCAGCAAGCTCGCCTGCTACCTGGTCGCGCAGCTTGTCCTGCTCGCGCACCTGGTCAACCGGCACCAGGTGGCCAACAGCATTGCGGACAAAGCCTTCTGGAATAATGAGATCAGACATTGGGTTCTTCCTTTTGGGCGCTTGCTGCAGCGCGGTCGAGTCGGTCAATTTCAGCGAGGATCAAGGCGCCGGCCTTGACCAGGTTGCGACGTTGGTCGCGTGGCCTCCAGGTCACTGCCATCCACGGCCATGACTCGGGAGCGATGCGCATGGCGCCCTCGGTTTCAGTGGCCTGGGCGAATGCCTCGGTGGCATAACAAGCCGCTGCGATAGCCAGATCACCGTCAACGAACTCCTCATCTTGCTCGGGATAAAAGCAATGAATCTGGATCTGCCGGATACGCTCGGCCAGCACGCTCTGCAGTGACGCCGGGGCGGTTTTCGCGTACTCCGTTTCGCTGAAGGCCGCGTGGTCCGCCGCAATCAACCGATAGATGTCACGAATGTCACCGGAGTTGTCATACACACCGTCAAACACCTGATCGGCGATCCAGGTAAGCAGGTGCTCATTGATCTCAGCAGGCATGCCGCCGACCGACATGCCATAACGGTCGATGTGTTTGAGCAGCAAGGAAACGTGCTTCATAGCCTCGCCCCAAAACATGGTTGGGCTTTCATGATTGACCGCATCACGCATAGCGGCGATTGCAGTAGTAAGAGGCTGATTCATCAGTGAACCTGCCTTGCAGCATGAGCTGCCATCTGCTGTTGGTAGTAGTCGCCGAGCCGCTGCACTTCGCTATAAAGGTCGCTGTAGTTACCAGCGAGCTGCAGCTTGGCGAGTCTCACCAAAGTCGTGTTGAGGGAGTGGACCTGCTCTTTCAGTTCGATGATCTTCAGGTCTTTACCGAACAACTGATCGTTCGCCCGTTTCAGCTCAGTTCGAACTTGTTGCTCGCTGAGAAGATCCGGGTTGCAGAGGGTCGAACATGCATGAACGATGACTTCACTCATGGTCCTGCTCCTTCACCAGGGAGTACCAAGCGACATCAACGCCGCGTACCGTCGCGGTGTGACATGTGAATCGTCCCCTGGACGAACTGCGCATGCGCCGCAGCTCATGCCCAAATCGCCGTGTAAACAGCTCGACGCTGGACGGGTCGATAAAGATTTTGTTGTCCACAAACACCAGGTGTTTGATCACGATGCCAGCACCGCGGATCTCGCGGGTCAGCTCGTTGAAGGCCGACAACTTCACGGGAAACTCTTCCGCCAAGATGCTCGGCGGCAGCGTCACGGGAACCCCAACCAGATACAGAGCGGCCATGTCATACCCCCTTCACTACGTCAGCGGTGACCATGGGAATGCCCAACTGAGCAGCCAGATTCATGGCCGCGATAACCAGGTTGCCGACGGCCAGCGGGTACAGCGAAGAAGTAGCCTCATCTCCCCCGCGCTTGCTTGGCTGAGACAGACGTTCAGCAATCGCCTGGATACCGCTGGCGTCGATGACCTCGCCAAGTGCCTTGCCTGCCCGGTCGAAACGAAACTTCAGGAATTCCCCCAGGCGCTCGTCTGCAATTGGCTCCAGGTCGATCCGTTCGCAACGCTGCACCACCTCGCGCACGTCGGCGTTGCGCTCGCTGAGCTTCATCAAAAGCTCTGTCTGGGCAATCATGATGACGCTGATCAGCTTGGTGAAACCGACTTCCAATTCAAGGAAGCGTTTAAGGTGTTTGAGCGTCGAGATCGGCAGGCTGTGTGCTTCTTCGATTACCAGGCAGTGACGATATCCAGCCGCATTGGATTCCTTCAGCGCCTTGTGCAATTGGGCGAAACGCGCCTCAGGGCTGCTCTTCACTTTTTCCAAGGGCGCCACCGCCGCCATCATGGACTCGGCAATGTGCGTGCTTTTTAGCGGTTTGCCCTTGGCTTCGCTGTCTTCAGAGGCCAGAACATAAGGCTCGATGATGATCACCGGGTCACCTTTCTCGGTGATTCGGTTCACCAGATCACGGCGCAGCGTACTTTTGCCTGCTCCTGATTGGCCCACGACAGCGAGGAATCCGCCGTGACGCGCCGTCTGATACATGAACTCACGGACATAGCGGATTTCAGGGCTGAGCCACATGTCCTCGACGCACTGCAGGTTATCGAAGGGATCGCGGAAAAGGCCGAAGGCCTTGCGGGTATTTGGCTGTAGCGTCTGCTTTGGCAGTAACATAGGTTCGTCCTCCCCGGACGGCTCTTCATTTAGGGCCGGATCTGCCGTGTTGGCGCACGGCAGATCCACTTCTTCAAAAGCGCTGGCGATATCGGAATCGTTGGCGCCGGCTTCGCTCAGGAACACACGAATGCGTCCCTGCAGTTCGTCGCAGTCCAGGCTGCGCGGCCATTGGCCGTGGTTCAGCAGCTGGGCGACCGAGGCGCCGCTGAGATTCAGCGACTCGGCCAATGCCCTCTGAGGACGGCCCACCCCCTGCAAGATCTGCTTTAGCTTCAACATCACTGACCTCCAACCACAGCCAACACCGGGCTGAATGGTTTGCGCGTGACCTCTGCAGGTCGCTTCAGCTCAGCCTCGATGACATCGAGCTTGTCTTGGGGAACGCCCTCGGGGTATTCCCGCTGCAGCCAACCAAAGGATTCAGCGGACCAGAGATCGGCCAGTCGCGGCTGCAGCAGCTTCGCCGCTTCGACGTGGGTCAGCGGTGCATGCTCTACGGTTGGCGCGTTCACGTTGAGCGACGTGCCACGGCGCGGCATGTAGGTCGGCAACACGGTGTCGCTGACATGCTTGTGAGGATCGATCAAGCCACCGAATGGCACGGCCTTGGCCTTGCGGGCTGCCTCGGCTTCGGCTTCGCTGGTGGTGCCGGTGGCGATCTGTTCCAGGACTTTGCGCGAGACCTGGGCCGGGGTTTCAGCATGGCTCTTGTATTGCTCGCCGATAGTGGCCGAGGTCTGCGCGAACCCGAATTGATCCATGCCGATCCGCTCAATAACGTGGTACTGCTCGCGGCCGTCTTCGCCGACCAGGACAGCAATGGCGGCATCTTTGTCACGCCAGCAGTTGCGAGTGATCAGCAGCTTTTCACCGACCATGACACCCGGCACCGTGCTGACATCGAACTGATCCCCACGGAATGAGATACGCAGCAGGTTGCTGACAGTGCGGTACTCCGGCGTGCTGACCGCCAGCTCGCGGCAGACCTCGACGCTGGGCGCCAAACGCAGCTCTTCCTGTCTGATCAGCTGCCACACGCCATAGCGGGTGCGCCGGGTGCGGGTGTGAATCGCGGTCGCGTTGTAATAACGCATCCACTGGCCGGCCCAGGTATTGATTTGCTCCAGGCTATGGGCGGGTTGAAACTTCAGTGCACTCTCAAACTCACGCTCAACGATGTTGTGCGCCTGCTCGACCTGGCCCTTGGCCCGTGCGTTGCCAACCTGGTTGATGATCAGGTCAATAGACATGGCCCGGCACAGGTTGCGGAAGATGCCACTGGTCATGGCTGCGCCGGGGTCGGTCATCAGCATCCAGGGCACGCCGTGGAACGGGTCCGATTCGTGACGTTTCTGCATCGCGTTGATCAACACAGCGCACAGGTTTTCCGCCGATTCGGCGCCCAGCACATACTCCAGGTACAGGGTGCCGCTGGTGTGGTCAGTGATCACATAGCGCCACAGGCGCTGGCGTTCGATCTTCTTCAGATTGCCGGGTTTACCGTCATAGAACTCGGCTTTGTTCATCGCCTGCGCCCCATTGTCGGCAAGGTAGAACTGCGTCGAAATCGAGGCGTCCACTTGCCAAACATGGTTGGGGTGATTGCTGGCCAGCGATACCGCAGGGGCATCCTGCAGCAGTTGGTCAGGGTGGAGCTTGTAGCTTTTCAGTGCACGGGCGATGGCGCCGTTCGTCAGCGGTTGAAACAACCCGGTGGCTTCATCCACTCGGCCCGCCATGATCAGTCCATTGCTGCGCAGACGCTCAACGGCGCGCTCAATGGTCGACAGCTGTTTGTTATTGGCGCGGATCGACTCCAACAACACAGCCGATATCTTCTGCGCTTCTTCCAGCGGCAAGGCGCTGCATCCGGCATCACTGCGGCGTTTGCGTGGCTTGGTCACTGAGACCTCCTTCAGCTTGCGCTGTAGGGTTTGGATTGAGATACCCAGCTCGGCAGCGCCTGCCTTATAAATGGCGGTACGTTTACCGTGCGGAGTGTTGGCCGCCCGTTGGGCGATTTGGGCCAGAAGCTGGGTCTGAACCGGGTTCATGTTCAGGCCTCTTCCGCAGCCATCCAGACAGGGGCGGTATCGGCCTGGCGTGCGGGCAGATGAAACTCACTGCGAATGCTGGCAAGGACGACTTCCAACTGATGGATCAGGTCGGCCTGAAAGGTACGATGGTCCTGGCCGGCATCATTGGCGTGTTCCGCCATTTTCACGAAGCCTTCGCGCAGCTTGCCCAATGCGGTCGATTCGACCTCAAACGCCAGGACCGTCACTTCAACACGCAGCTCTTTGATAACTACGTCGAGGGGTTGGCCCTGAATGCGCTTGCGGGCTACATCGAGTTCGTCCTTGGCTTGCTGCAGATCACTGGAACGCTTCGCGAGTACTTCACCTTGTGCCTTGGCGTTTTCGCGAGAGTCACGGAGTGCGGCCCGTAGTTCGCGATTGGTCATCCGGTCGATCTCATCCATGGACAAACCAGCGACTGTTCCCCCTTCCGCCAGGGCTTCCAGGTCTTCGTCATCCTCAGCAATCAGCTCAAACAATTTGCTCTTACCCAAAAGCGCCAACGTCGGCGCTTTTGCCTCAAGCAGCGGTGACAGGTACTTGAGAGACGCCTGCATCATGCGTTGGGCGGTCCGCTCCGGCATGCCGAGCTGTTCCCGAACGATCTTTTCGAACTCGCCATACGGTTCGTTTTCCTTGAGGACAATCAGGCGCTTGCCCGCTTCCAGCATCGCCTCGGCACTTTGAGCCATGTAGAAGCGGGCCTCGTTGATCAGCCGGGTCCGCTCATAGGGGAGCCCGTCACCGAACTGGTTCATGACTTCGGTGCAGTTGTCCGCCATCAAGTTCTGATTGGCCGTAAGTACCTCGCCATCCAGAGGGGTAGTTTCTACAGGGGGTGCGGGTTGGCTTTTGGTGCGTGCCATGGTGTTTCTCCTTAGTTCATCGAGCCAGCGGCGATGCGCTGATTGGTTTCCTGCATGCGCTGGGTCAAACGCGCCATGTGTTCAGCGTGAGCCTGTGCGATTTGCAACATGCCGATTGAGTGGGCGAAGCGGCCGTTATCCAGCTTCACGGCCAAGCCTTCCTCTATGAGGGTCTGCATGGCGCGGCTGATGTTGCTGGGGCTGTCCTTGGTCAGCTGGGCGAGTTCGGTATTGCTGAGGCCCGTGATGGTGTGGCCCTTCAAGGCCTTGAGTACGCGCAGTGCGCGGGCGGCGGCAGAAACGGGTTGAGTCATGAATGGCTCCGGTTACGCGGCTTTAGCTGCGACAGCTGGTTTTGATTTGGTGCGGGCCGGATTGGGCTTCAGTCCCAGGGCAACAGCTACGTGGTGTGCTTCGCCACGGTGGCCCTTCAGTCGCCCGCGCAACAGGTCGACAACGGTCATGCGATCAAAGCCCAGGGCCCTGGCCCATTGAGATTTGCAGATGCCATGACTCACAAACCAGGCATTGGCGCTTGTGGGTGTTTGTGGATACGGCAGTGGCGCCGAATCAAGTGACGTTGCGGGGCCGTTCATGGCGCCTCCTGTGTGGTAAATTGCGGCTTTACTTGGTGAACTAGCGCTAATGCGCTTCGAATAGCGTTACGCGGTATTTCATGGTTACGTGAGGTTTATCGCTGTTTTCTGTGGTAGATATTGGTGCCATTTTTTGCACCTGTCAAGGATATAAAGTGCCAAAAACAACACTCGGCGAACGACTCAAAGAAGAACGGGAACGGCTGGGCTACACCCAGCCCGATTTTGCCGCCTTGGTCGATGCGTCTAAAAGATCTCAAATAGGCTGGGAGCAAGGCAGATCAAGCCCTGATGCGTCATCACTTGAGAAGTGGATAGAGGTGGGGCTGGATCCGCTCTATGTACTGACCGGGAATCGTGGAAAAGCTAGACAGGTGACAAATAAGTCACCATCTGATGACGTCAAGAAACTCAGTCCCATCGATATTCAACGACTTAATAAAATTGCCGAAATGCTTGAAGCCGCCGCTAAGCAGGCAGGTAAGCGTTGGCCTGCTACGCAGCTAGTTGCGAAAACGGCTGAGGTATACAATTTTCTGGCTCAAGAAAAGCAGCTTGATGATTCTCACGTAGATAGGGTTCTGAAGTTGGTGGTAAGCCACTGATGCAAGAAAAGGAGCGTGTATGCGTATTGGGGATGAAGAATTGGTTCAAGCTCTTTCTGCCAGCCTGACAAAGGAGATCGGGGATTTACCTAATGATGGCAAAGACCATGAGTTGAGGATCAAGATAAAAGGTAGAGGTAACAACACTCATATCAACCTAGGGAGCCAGACGTTTGAGATACGATCTGGAAAAGAACCTCCCCCTCAGAAGAGTGATCGCGCAAGGACTTGCCCTCAATGCGGAAAATCAACTTGGCGTTACACTCAGCTCTGTATGCATTGTGACTACAACTTGCATAATCATGACCAAGTTGAGGCAGAGCAGAGTGCAAAAGAGAGAGCTGAGCAACGTAAGAAAGAGACCGATGCATTCCTGCTGAAAACATTTGCGGCCAGCGCCTCAGTTTCGGCTGCGGGCTTCTATTTCAAAGGGTACTTTCCTGAGATGCTTCAAAACTGGGTAATCGGTGTCTCGGTTGTAGCTGGGCTTCTAGCATTCATGGTCTTGCAAGCAGTCCGGTAAAGAAAGCCTCAGTCAAGATGTTTTCAGTTTTATAAATAGGGAGATTAACTTTGAAAACTGTATTTTTTATTCTGACGTTGCTGTGCTCTATGACGGCAGGCGCGGAGACTATTGCGGAAAAGCTCACCACATTAAGCTTAGATAAGACGGTTAAAGGTAGCTCTCAAGAGGTTCAGCGTACTCAGGCTGCGCTTACAAGAGGCTTAACCGTATGCAATGTGGAGAGTGAGGAAAAGCTCGCTAACATCGCATGGTTCATCACCAAGAAAATTCGTGCTGAAGGTCAGTATGCTGAGGCCACGGATGTAATCGAAGGAGCCAACGCTGTGCTTCTTGGGGCTAAGACCAAACAAGATTGCTCTGAACTACTGTCCTTGTATGCGGTAAACCGCATTCAAGGAAGTACGCACTCGGATGCGGTCGCTGGTGGTCGAGGGCTCTACCGTTCAACTGGAGTTGTCGATTGAATATGTGGAAGTTTTGTAACTGGTTCACTCTTTAAACTCGATTAAAAGCCTTCCTGTACCACGCCGCCGATCATGGCGGCGTGTGTATTTCTGGCGTCCGAAAAGTACGGCGCCATTACAGGAGGCGTCCGATGCGACCCGAAACCCCTCGCGGTATCCGCAATTCTAATCCCGGCAATATCCGCCACGTAAAAGGCACCCGCTGGCAGGGTATGTCGGCGAATCAGAATGACTCTGCGTTTGTCCAGTTCATTGATCCTCGGTGGGGTATCCGAGCCATTGCTCGCACCCTGATCACTTACCAGGACAAGCATGGCTTGCGCACTGTCCGCCTGATTATTGGCCGCTGGGCGCCACCGAACGAGAACAACACCGAGAGCTATATTCGGCAGGTTGCTGTCCGCCTTGGTGTGGCGCCTGAAGAGCGTATCGACGTGTACGACTATCGGACCATGCGGGCTCTGACAGAAGCGATCATTCGCCACGAAAACGGCGCTGGTCCTCTCCCCGAGGGCAACTGGTACGGCGAAGCACTGATCAATGAAGGCCTGCACCTGGCAGGCATTGTCCCCGACGCCTATCACGGGGAGCCAGCATGAAGCTGATCGACAATTGTCATTGCTGCTGGAAGCTGCACAGCGTCCAACTAGCCATCGTCATTGCGCTGCTCGGTTTCGCCCAGGCCACCGTCCTGCCTATGTGGCAAGCGCAACTCTCTTCATCAACCTATGCCGCAGTCAACAGCGCCCTGGCCGTTCTGCTGTTCATTGCTCGCCTGGTCAAACAAGGCCCTCCTGACCAGGCCGAGCAACCAGACCAGGAGGTTTCGTCATGAGACTGAACCTTTTTGGTAGGGCCTTCGCGGCACTGCTGGCGGGGATTGCCGGTGTATGCCGTTGGCCCACTCCAAGCACCGCTGCTGGAACCTGGATCAGGTCCGGTGTCATGCCCCTCTATCGCCACGGCAAGACCGGTATCGCGGCCGCCAAGCGCCGTGCCCGTAAGTCCCGCAACCGCATGAGGCAGCGTCATGGTGCTTGAACGGTTACCGACAGGGCTCCTTGTCGCCGGGCTGGCTTGCGTGATCAGCGCAGCGACGGCCGGATCAATCGCCTACGGCTTCGGGTTTCGGTACGCCGAAGCCCTGGGCAATTCCGACCTGCAGTCATTCAAGGCCACGCAGGCAGTACAAGCCGGGGTGGCGGAAAAGGAAAACCGTCTGCAGCTGCTGCAGCAAATCACCCGTGCCAACGAAGCCGAGGCCTTGCTGCTCACCACCCTCGACCGACACGCAGAAGAGAAACGCCAGCTCCAGGAGCGAATCCCCCATGTCACAACCCAATACATTCCGGCGCCTGGCGCTGTCGCTAAGCCTATCCCTCGTTGCGTGTTCACTGCTGGCTGGCTGCGCGACTTCAACACCGCCCTCGGTGTGCCCGCCCCAGGACCGGGCACCGCTGTCACCGCAGCTGAAAAAGCGGCCTGGCCCGCCACCGGCTCTGAAGCCGAACTACTGGAAAGCGGCGTCACTCCCGCCGACATCCTTGCCCATGCCCAGGACTACGGCCTGTGGGCCCGATCCATCCTCGCCCAATTCAATGCCTTGCTTGATCTCCAGGAAAAGGACTGACGCCCTATGGATGTAGCTGAACCCGCTACAGATGACGACATCAGCGATGCGCAATTGCGTGTGCGCAACAGCGACCTTCGACGAGGCTCCGGCCGGTCGGTTTACCGCTGCGAGGAATGCGGTGACGCGATTCCTGAAGATCAACGCCAGGACAGCCCTGGTATCGAACATTGCTTTGACTGCATAGACGCCTTGGAACACTTGGCCACGCGGGGTTTTGAATGAATCTGAACGAACTCAACTTCGGCTTCCAGACGGTGCAATGGCTGGTCCTGACGGTACTCGGCATTTACACCTGGATGACCAAACGCCAGACCGCCAGCGCCCAGGAACTGCTGGAGCTGCGCACGCGCATCGTCGCCCTGGAAGAACACGTCCGGCACCTGCCTGACCAGACCGCCGTCACCGATCTGCTGGGCGACATGAAAGCGGTACGGGCCGAACTGTCGGGGGTCAAGGAAGCACTTGGCCCTTTGGCCCGTTCGCTGGACCGGATCAATGATTACTTGCTGCGAGAGAAGATATGACCCAGTACGCCGCCTTTCTGCGTGAAGATTATCGCCTGGTGATCCTGCGCCTGCTGGCCGAAACAACCGGCTACCGAGCGAACAGCTCGGTGCTGACCATGGCTCTGGACAGCTTCGGCCACGCTCTCAGCCGCGACCAGGTGAAAACCGAACTGCACTGGCTTGCCGAACAGGGCGCTGTGACTGTTTCCGATGTCGGCCCGGTGCTTGTGGCCACGCTGACCGAGCGTGGCCAGGACATCGCTGCAGGGCGCGCCCGCGTCCCTGGCATCAAGCGGCCGGGGGCATAACATGGCCGGTAAATCATCCATCAATCGGTTGCCGCCGATGGTCAAGGCGTACATCCAGAAGCTACTGCGCGAAGACCGCATGACCCTGGATGACATGCTTGCCGACATCCAGTCGCGCTTTCCCAACGAGAAAGCCCCTAGCCGCAGCGCGCTGGGGCGCTTCAAGCAAGGCTTCGACCTGCTGACCGAGAAGACCCGCCAGCACCGTGAGCAGGCCGAGGCCTTTGTGGGTGCCTTCGGTGAAGACGCATCCGACAAGACCGGAGCGTTGCTGGTCGAGGCCATTTCGACCCTGGCTTACCAGGCCGCAATGGGCGCCCACGAAAAAGATGATGTCACCACCAAGGAAGTGGCCGAGCTGGCGCGGGCGGCTAAGAACACGATGCAGGCTCGGACCCTGTCCATCAAAGAGCGTCTGGCTATCGAGAAAGCTGCGCGTGATCGCCTGCTCCAGGAACAAGACGCGGAGTTGGCCAAGAGCGTACAGGCCGGGGGTATCAGCGAAGAACAGGCCCTGTTCTGGCGCGAGAAATTCCTGGGGGTCAAATGAGCGCACCAGCGGTCAAACTCTCGTCCAGCACATTGCGCGTTGTTGAATGGGACGAGTTGCCGCCGAGCGTCAAGCAGATCCCCAGCGGGTACAACCCGATTGCGGATGGCATCCTCATGGCGCACCAGGTCAACTGGTTGCGCATTCAGGCTCAAATCAAGCTCTGTGAAAAAGGTCGTCGGACCGGCATCACTTTCGCAGAGGCCCTGGACTCGGTGATCACTGCCGCGTCACGCAAGGCTGCTGGCGGCATGGACGTGTTCTATGTCGGTGACACCAAGGAAAAAGGCCTGGAGTTCATCGGCTACTGCGCCAAGTTCAGCCGGGTGATGGCCGAGGCCCAGGCCTCGGGTGTCAGCGAAATCGAAGAGTTCCTGTTTGAGGACCAGGACGAATCGGGCAACACCCGCCAGATCAACGCCTACCGTATTCGCTACGCCTCCGGCTTCAAGATCGTTGCACTGTCCAGCAACCCGGCCAACCTGCGCGGCCTGCAGGGCAAGGTGATCATCGACGAAGCGGCCTATCACCGAAATGTGTCGGCTGTGCTCGATGCCGCTACCGCGCTGCTGATCTGGGGCGGTCGCATCGTCATCATCAGTACTCACAACGGCAAGGCCAACCCCTTCAATCAAATGATCGCCGACATCCAGGAAGGTCGTTACGGTAACGCCGCGGTGGTCTTCAAGGCCACCTTCGATGATGCGGTGGCCAACGGACTCTATGAGCGGCGCTGCATGATGCGCGGCGAGGAAGCCACCCCTGAAGGCAAGGAAGCCTGGTACAAGGGCATCCGCAATGCCTATGGCCCACGTAGAGCCCAGATGCGCGAAGAGCTGGACGCGATCCCTCGCGACGGCAACGGCGTGTGCATTCCTGGAGTGTGGATCGAGGACGCCATGCGCCCAGATCGGACGGTCCTCCGCCTGGCCTTGGACGATGGTTTTACGCTGCAGTCAGTAGGCCGCCGTGAAGCCTATGTCGAGGACTGGATTGAGCGCTACCTTGCGCCGTTGGTTCAGGCTCTGACGCCTGAGCTGCGGCACTACCTGGGCATGGACTATGCCCGTCACCGTGACTTTTCGATCATCTGCCCGATGTCGGTCGACCAGGCCCGGCACCGGGACGTGCCGTTTGTGGTGGAAATGCACAAGGTGCCGACCCGGCAACAACAGCAGATTCTGTTCTACATCCTGCGCCGGCTGCCGCGTTTTGTGGGGGCGGCACTGGATGCCACCGGCAACGGCGAGACCATGGCCGAGGACACTGCCGACGAGTTCGGCCACGACCGCATTCAGCAGGTGAAACTCAGTCGTGGTTGGTACGGCGCCTGGATGCCCAAGTTCATCCAGCTCTATGAAGACGGCACCATCACGATGCCCAAGGATGACTCTCTGCAGCAGGACGTGCGGTCCATCGAAACCGTAGACGGCATTCCAATGGTCATGAAAGCTCGCTCGCAAGACCTTAAAGACCCGGACCTATATCGCCATGGCGACTTTGCGGGGGCCGGTGTTCTGGCCAACTTCGCCACCCTGGATATGGTCTCGGGACCTGTCGTTGTTAAATCTCGTCGCCCGCGTCAGGGCACCCGCATGACTCTGGGGTTCGCATGAACAAGAAAGGTGTGTGGGTCACTCCCACGGAATTCGTCAACTTCGCCGAACCGAAGCACAAGGGCCTGACCGAGCATATCGCCAGCCGTGCGCGCAGCTTCGACGCCCAGGCGCTGGGCATGTATCTGCCCAACCCCGACCCGATCCTCAAGGCCCAGGGCAAGGACATCACGGTCTATCGGGATCTGCGCAGCGCGGCCCTGGTCGGCGGCAACATCCGCCGTCGCAAGTCCTCGGTGCTTGCCCTGGAGCGCGACCTGAAGCGCGGCAATGCCCCTGTGCGGGTTGAGCGCTTTGTCCGTGACTGGCTGACTGACCTCGATCTCGACCGGATCATTCGCGAGATGCTGGACGCGCCGCTGTTTGGGTTTCAGCCCATTGAACTGATGTGGCGTCCTGTTGGGTTGAACATCGTCCCCGAGGATCTGCTGGGCAAGCCGGCCGAGTGGTTTCTGTACGACCAGGAGAACAACCTGCGATTCCGTGCCCGCGATGCCGGGTTGACTGGTGAGCTGTGTGACCCGCAACGCTTTGTCGTGGCCCGCCAGGATGCGACCTACAACAACCCGTATGGCTTCGCTGATCTGTCCATGTGCTTCTGGCCAGTGATCTTCATGAAGGGTGGCCTGAAGTTCTGGGTCCAGTTCACCGAGAAGTACGGTTCGCCCTGGGTGATCGGCAAGCATCCCCGCGGTGCCAGCACAGGTGAAACCGATCTACTACTCGACAGCCTGGAGGCGATGGTCCAGGACGCTGTTGCCGCTATCCCGAATGACTCCAGCGTCGACATCATCGAAGCCGCTGGTAAGGCCGGCAGTGCCGAGGTCTACCGCGAGCTGCTGGTTTACTGCCGCAGTGAGATCAACGTCGGGCTGCTGGGCCAGAACCAAACCACCGAGGCCAACAGTAACAGGGCCAGTGCCACGGCGGGCCTGGAGGTCACCAAGGACATCCGCGACGGTGACAAGGGTATTGTCGCCGCGACAATGAATGCGGTCATTCGCCGGATCGTCGACCTGAATTTCGGCGAGAACGTTGCCGCCCCGGTGTACGAGCTGTGGGAACAGGAAGAGATCGACAAGACCCAGGCCGACCGCGACAAGTCGCTGACCGACTCCGGGGTGAAGCTCACATCGCAATACTGGATGCGCACCTACCACCTGCAGGAGGGCGACCTGGACGAGACCCCGGCGCCGGTCGAATCGCCGGAGTTTGCCGAGTCGCCCCTGAAACCCATTCTCGACCAGGTGGCGCTTGACCAGGCCATCGCCAGTCTTCCGGCTGAGCTGCTGCAGGAGCAGAGCGAACAGGTTGTTGCCTCTCTGATCGAGACACTGTTGCGCGCTCGCACGGACACCGAGGCGCTCGGCCTGCTGGCCGAAGCGTATCCGTCGATGGATGACCAGGCTCTGCAAGAGAACCTCACACGCCTGTTGTTCATGGCCAGTGTCTGGGGTCGTCTCAGCGCCAGCGCAGACCTGGAGGGCTGACATGGCTACCACCGCGAAGACCCCGAACCCGGCCGATCTCAAAGCGATCTTCGGCATGGAGCCGAAAAACGCCGTGGCCTATCTGAAATCCAAGGGCTACGCGATCACCTGGAACTGGCAAGAGATGTTCGACCAGGCGCACGATCAGTCTTTCACCGTGGCCAAGGCCATGCGCCTCGATCTGCTGTCGGACATTCGCGGCGCCCTGGAAACCGCACTGCAGGAAGGCCAGACCCTCAAGCAGTTCATTGCGGACCTGCAGCCGGTCCTGGAGTCGCAAGGCTGGTGGGGCCAGCAAGTCATTGTCGACAGTGAAGGCGTCGGCGAGCTGGTCCAGTTGGGTAGTCCGCGCCGTCTCAAGACGATCTATCAGACAAACCTGCAGAGCGCGTACATGGCCGGCCGCAAGGCCGAAATGGAACAAACCACCGAGACGCACCCGTACTGGAAGTATGTCGCGATCCTGGACGGCAAGACCCGACCGAGCCACCGGGCACTAAACGGCCAGGTGTTCCGGCATGACGATCCGGTCTGGTTAGCGATCTTCCCGCCGAATGGATTCAACTGCCGTTGCCGTGTTGTCGCCGTGAGTGACGCCGCAGTGAAGCGCCAGGGCCTGAAGGTCGTGTCGAGCGAAGGCCGCATGTTCACCGAGACCGTAGAGACCGGCACCGACAAGCGTACCGGCGAGATCCGTACCGCGCCCGTCACCGGCATTCGCACAACAGACGCCGCTGGCAAGGCCGTCACCTTCCGCACAGACCCTGGATTCAATCACGCACCAGGTACTGGCCTGGCCGACATGCTGAAGCGCAAACAAGCAGCCGCTCAGGAGGTTTGAAATGTTCACCGTCGAACTGGATCACCATCGCCTGCAGGCAGCCCTGCGCAAAATCGAGTGGGCCGTGGGAGATCTCGCACCGCTGATGCGTGGCATCGCTGCCGAGCTGCTCAGCCAGACCGAAGAAAACTTCGGCGAAGAAGGTCGGCCCGAGTGGGAAGATCTGTCTGAGGTCACCACGGCACGCCGTGAGAAAGCAGGTAACTGGCCTGGGCAAATGCTTCAGGTCAGCTCTGCAGGCCTGGCCGCTTCGATCACTACGCAGGCGACAGACAGCTCGGCGCTGGTCGGCAGCAACAAACCCTATGCCGCCATGCAGCAGTTCGGCGGCACCAAGTCGGACTTCCCCCACTTGTGGGGTGACATTCCAGCTCGCCCATACTTGCCGATGGATGCCGAGGGCGAGCTGCAGCCCGAAGCAGAAGAGGCCATCCTCGATCTGGCCATGAGTCACCTGGAAAAAGCCGCTCGCCTGTAAGGCCCTCAGAGACCCCACAGCGCGCATACGGCTCCGGTTCATCGAACCGCATAGACGAATCACGCTGTAAACGCTTTATAAAGCCCTGCTGCCTCACTCCTATCCCACTGCGCGGGTGCCAATGGCACCCTGGCCGCATCAACACTGCCGCGACACTCTTTAAACTCGATTAAAAGTCTTCGGCCGATCATTGGCTCAGTCTGTGTGCATCACCTTCAACTGAAGTGCACAGACCATGAAAAGCATTCCTTTCTTTCGTGCCGGTAAGCATGTCGATAGCCAGGGCCGAACCGTCGAGTTCACCGAGAAAGACCTGGCGGCATCCATCAGCGGTTACGACCCGGCGCTACACCGGGCGCCCCTGGTCATCGGCCACCCCAAGGACAACGGTCCGGCTTACGGCTGGGTCCGGTCCATCAGCCGCAACATCAAGGGCGAAGCGACTGCAGTACCTGAACAGGTTCACAACGACTTCGCCGAAGGCGTAGCGGCCGGCACCTGGTATCCGCGTTCCGCGTCCTGGTACGCACCCACTGACCCACGCAATCCCAAGCCCGGCATTTTCTACCTGCGTCATATCGGTTTCCTCGGCGCCCAGCCGCCCGCGATCAAAGGTCTGTCCGACATCGAGTTCGATGACGGCGAGGGTGTGCTGGAAATCGAATTCGGCGACTTCGGCGATAGCGTTTCGGCCGGGGTCTTCCGTCGCCTGCGCGAATGGCTCATCGACAAATTCAGTCAGGAAGACGCCGACCGTGTTGTACCTGGTTGGGATGTAGACAACCTCCTCGCGGAGTCCCGCCGCGAAGACGACCGCCCCTCATTCACCGAACCCACTCCACCCAGCAAACCCACCACCGAGGAACACACCGTGACCCCAACGGAACAGGCCGCCCTGGAGGCGGAAAACACGCGCCTCAAAAACCAACTGGCGGCACACCAGGAACAGCAACAGAAGGCCCAGGCCGCCCAACGTCATGGTCAGCACCTGGCTTTCGCTGAAGGTCTGGTCGGCGCGGGCAAGCTGTTGCCCAAACACACCGCCGCCCTGATCGCCGCCCTGGACTTCGCCGAAGCGGGTGACACCCCGCTGGAGTTCGGTGAGGGCGATCAGCGCAAGCCGGTTATTGAAGGCCTCAAGGCGATCTTCGACGACCTGCCGAAACAGATCGACTTCGCCGAGCAGGCGAGCAAGGAACGCTCGGGCAATGTGCATGTGCCGACCGATCTGGAGTTCTCCGAGAAGAACACTGACCCCGACCGCCTGAACCTACACAACCGTGCAACGGCTTTGGCGGCCAGCAAAAACATCCCTTACGAGTCGGCAGTTCGCCAGCTCATCAACAGGTAACAAGGAGTCATCATGGCTGATCGTTTGAAGGCATTGCGGGTCGTTGACCCGGTACTCACCAACTTGGCGCGTGGCTATCGCAACGCCCAATACATCGGCGAAGGCTTGTTCCCCATCGCCTTGATCGACAAGGAAGCCGGAACCATCCCGCTGTTTGGCAAGGAGGCCTTCGAGGTCTACGACACCGAGCGGGCCATTCGTGCCCAGTCCAACGTCATGACCCCGGATGACCTAGACGGCCTGGACGTTGTGCTGCGTGAACATGACATCGCTTATCCCGTGGACTACCGCGAGAAGAGCGAGTCCATGTTCGACGCTGAAGCTCGCGCCTCTCGCCGTGTGGTCAACACCATCGACCTGCGCCGTGAAGTGACCTGCGCCAAGTTGGCACAGAACCCTGCCACCTTTCCAACCGGCTCCAAGGTCACCCTGTCCGGCTCCAGCCAGTGGAGCAACGATGGCGGTGACCCTATCGGGGACGTTGAGCGCGGCAAGGAAGTGGTCCGTAGCCGCATCGGTATCCGCCCCAACGCCATCACCATGGGCGCCTCGGTATATCAGTCCTTGAAGTTTCACAAAAAGCTCCAGGAAGCGCTGGGCAGCAATGAGCGCAAGCTGATCACCCTGGAGCATCTGAAAGCTCTGTTCGGTATCGATGACATTCGCATCGGCGAGGCCCTGGCCGGCTCGATCAACACCGCCGACATCTGGAGCGACAACCTGACCCTGGCCTACGTGGCCAAGTCTACGGGGGACAGCCAGGCCGACTATGAAGAGCCGAGCTTCGGCTACACCCTGCGACGCAAGGGCATGCCCGAAATCGATACCTACGATACGGCGGGCGGCAAGGTGCGCTTCGTCCGTAACACCGACATCTATAAGCCCGTGGTCGTGGGTTCGGATGCCGGTTACCTGATCTCCGACATCAACGGCTGAGGTTCCCATGGCAGCTAAACAGACCAAGGGCACCACCCCGGACAAGGTCGCAGATGCGGCTCCGGGTGATGTCAGCCAAACCGCTGCAGCTGCACCAGCTGCTGCAGCACTTCCACAGACAGGCCCTGCAGCCACGAACGAACAAACCGGCGCTCAGGCTGCGGTTCCAGCAACCCCTGCACCTGGTGCGCCGGCTACTGATGGTCCCAACGCTTTGGATGAGCTGAGCCTGGACGGTCGGCTTGATGAGTTTCGGGCGCCAATTCAAATCTCCGGTTCGTCCCTTGGGGATGCTGCAGCTCTGAAAGACGACGCCACGGACGCGCCGGAGCTGCCTGGATACCTGGTGACCGATGTGTCGTCCGTTCTGCATGACGGCACCTGGTATCACCTGGGTGATGAAATTTTCTTGAGCGATAAGGACGCGCGCCCACTGCTGGCCCGCCGAATTATCGAACCCTCCGGGAGCAAAAAATGAAGACTCAACAACCTGTACTTACCACCTCGGTTATCGCGGTGGTTGATCTGCCGCGTTACCTCTTCGCCTCTTTCGGTGGTGCCTTGTGCGCTGCCGGGGCCAAGGCCTTTGGCACGGTTCAAGCCGACACTGAAGCGGACAATGTGGCGCCGATCAGCGTCCTGGGCATTTGCCTGGTCACTGCTGGTGCCGCTGTGGCGGCCGGTGTCGAGGTGGAGTCTGACGCCTCCGGCCGGGCGGTGACGCTCGCAACAGGAAAGCCGAACGGCTTCACCCTGGATGCAGCGACTGCTGCAGGTGATGTCATCCGTATCCTCCGGGGAATCTGAGGCCAGCCATGCGCTACTGCACTCGCGCCGATATCGGCAAGGCCATCCCTGAGCTGACCCTGCTTCAGCTCTCCAACGACGACTCTGCCGCCCTGGAGCCCAACGAGGACGTCATTGAGGATGGCGTCCGCCAGGCTGAAGAGCTGGTCGATGGCTACCTTCGTGGTCGTTATGAATTGCCGCTCGATCCGGTCCCGACCGTGTTGCGCGATGCGGTGGTGTACCTGGCCCGGCACTGGCTGTATCAGCGTCGGCCCGAGGGGGCATTGCCCGATGCGGTCAAGGACAGCCGCAAGGACACCATCAAGCTCCTGGAAAGCATCCGCGACGGCGTTGTCACCCTGGGCATGCCGGGTGGTCAGGCCGCCCCGGAGCCTGGCGAGATCCGCGTTCGTGCCCGCCGCCAGCAGTTCGGCGGTGACCTCTGGGAGCGTTACTGATGACTCAACCCAAAACTCAAACTGAGCAGTTGCTGGACGCAATGCAGAAGCGCCTGCAGGAGACCTTCGGCCAGATGCTGATGGTCGAGCTGTTTCCTGAAGACCCTGCACGTTACCGCCTCAACCACCCACGGGGTGCGATCTTGCTGGCCTACGGCAAATCGACCTTTGGCGGATCAGAGGCCGGTGACTCGATGTTCCAGGCGCGCAATATCGTCATCAGGCTGACCCTGGTTTTTCGCCAGCTCAATGGCAAGGACGGGGTGGTCAGCTACCTCGACGAAATCCGTGCCTGTCTGACGGGCTGGTTTGCACCTCACTGCGATCAGGCCTGCCGTCCAGTCGCCGAGCAGTACATCGGCCAGGCAGGGGGGCTTTGGCAGTACGCTCAGGACTTTGCCCTGCGTGCCACTCAGCTACAGGTCATGGGCCCCGAAAGCGGGCCTCTACTGACTGAACCCCGTTTTGAGGAATACCCATGAAACTGACCCACTACATCTATAACGGCCCGCAAAGCGCCGCCAATCTGCGGGTAGGCGAAGCCCGCGAACTGCTGGAGGTGCAGCTGCAGCCGGGGAAGCCCGTCGAGCTGCCGGCCGACCACGAGTACACCCTGGTGTTGCTCGAACTCAAACACCTGGTGCTTGCACCACCTGATGCGAAGCCGGCCGGCAAGACGGCTACCGCGACTCAGAAATCTGGACAGGAGTAAGGCCAATGCCAGCTAACTATTTGCACGGTTTCGAGACCACCGAGGTCGAACGCGGCCCTCGGGCTATTCGTGTGGTCAAGTCTGCAGTCATCGCCCTGGTCGGCACTGCGCCCATTGGGCCGGTCAATGAGCTGACCCAATCGCTGAACGAAGTAGACGCCGCTCAGTTCGGTTCGCACCTCTCCGGCTTTAGCATCCCTGAAGCCCTGGAAGGCATCTACGATTTCGGCACCGGTACGGTGCTGGTGGTCAACGTCCTTGATCCGGCGATTCATCGCACCAACGTTGTGGGCCAGGAAAAGCAGTTCGGTGATAACGAGTTGCTGCAGTTGGAGCATGGCGCGCTCCAGGTGCTGACCGTCAAATCGGTGGATGGCGCCACTACCTACGATCTGGGTATCGACTACACGGCGGACATGCTGATCGGTCGTGTGAAGCGCCTCGCAACCGGGAGCATTCCCGCTAACGCCCAGGTGAAGGCGGACTACACCCACGCTGATCCGAGCAAGGTCACCCCCGCCGATATCATCGGCGGGGTTACCGTCGCCGGTCGTCGTACTGGCTTGAAAGCCTTTCAGGACAGCTACAACTTGCTCGGGTACTTCCCGAAGATCTTCATTGCGCCGGGCTTCAGTACCCTGAACTCGGTGAGTGTTGAACTGCTCATTTCAGCCGTGCAGGTCAGCGCGTTTACATACATCGATGCGCCTATCGGTATGACTGTCCAGCAAGTTATTGCGGGTCGCGGTCCGGCCGGTGCCATCAACTTCAATACCAGCAGCGACCGTGTGCGTCTGTGCTATCCGCATGTGAAGGTGTACGACGCGGCAACCGGTGGTTCGCGCCTGCAACCATTATCGATCCGCGCAGCAGGCCTGCGAGCGAAGATCGACAACGACAAGGGATATTGGTGGAGCATGTCCAACCAGGAGCTGGTTGGCGTGATCGGTCTGGAGCGGCCATTGACGGCCCGGATCGATGACCCGAACAGCGAAGTCAATCTGCTCAACGAAAACGGCATCACCACCGTCTTCAACTCCTTCGGCACCGGTTTGCGTTTGTGGGGTAACCGTTCCGCTGCATGGCCAACCGTGACTCATATGCGCAACTTTGAAAACGTGCGGCGCACCAAGGACGTGGTGGACGAGTCCATTCGCTACAGCTCGCTGCAGTTCGTTGACCAACCTGTGACCAACTCGCTGATCGACAGCATCACCGAAAGCGTCAACCTGCTTATTCGCAAGTTGATCAAGGACGAGGCGTTGCTCGGTGGCGAGTGCTGGTATGACCCCGCCCGCAACCCGCAACCCGAGCTGGAACAGGGACACGTTCTGTTCAGCTACAAGCTCGGGGTGCCCCCGCCATTGGAGCGCGGCACCTTCGAAACTGAAATCACCGGGGAATACCTGGTCAACCTGGGGGCTCAATAATGGCCGGCTTTAGCGCACACCGCATTTCCAACGCCAACATCTACCTGGACGGCACCAGCTTCTTTGGCAAGTCCGAAGAGATCGATCTGGGCTCGATCAAGACTGTGACCAGCGACTTCCAGGGGCTGGGCATGGTTGGCCTGATCGAACTGCCGGATGGCATTGATAAGCTAGAGGGCAAGATCACCTGGAACAGCCTGTACTATGAAGCAGCGAAGAAGCTGGTCACTCCCTTCAAGAGCATCCAGCTGCAATGCCGCTCCAACGTCCAGGTATTCAACAACGGCGGTCTGGTCGACGAGATCCCGCTGGTCACGATGATGACCATCACTGGCAAGGAGTACCAGTTGGGCAGTCATAAACCACGTGACCCGGCCAAGTATGAAACGCCGTTCTCGGCCACCTACGTGCGCCAGGTAATCAACGGTGATGAAGTGGTGTTGCTGGACTACCTGTCCAACATCTTCCGGGTCGGTGGCGAGGACCAGCTGTCCAAGTACCGGAAGAACATCGGACAGGCTTGAGTCAATCTGGTAGACCGAGTTGTTTGGAGGCGATGCGAACACCGATTGACAGGGCTTGCTCGGCAACTTTTCCGAGCATGCCTTTAGCCCCGCTTTTGCTGGCATCGATCAGTTGATCGCCGAGGGTTGGTCCGGTACTGAGGCTTTCAGGGATTGCCTTCAGCACTTCCAGACCTTTGGCAGTCAGTACGCCGTCGTGATAGCCGTAATGGTGGTTTTTCTCTTTGTAGCGCAGGTATCCCGACTCAGCTAACCAGTCAACGCAGGCGAAGAAGAAAAGGCCCTGCTCGTTTGGGGCATCGCCTCCAGAGGTTTCATCGTATGAATACCCATCGGGCACCAGTTTTCCAAGCGCTAGAAAATGAGGTACGGGAAATTGTTCATACAGAACACCAAGTACCTGTCCTGTGAGTTCGTCAAATCGTTTGATATTGGAGGTGGTCATGTCCTTGACTCCTGAAGAACAGCAAGTAAGAGAAATAAAGCGCAATGAAATAGTGAAGTGCATCGATATGCAGGTACGTCGAGACTTCGACTTTATGCGTGCCAAACAATACTGGGGCAAGGTCTTGGAGGAAACCCCGATAGAAGTTTTGGCTGAGGCGCTGAGCCTGACATTAGCGTCCGGCCGATATCAGATGAAACCGCGTTGTCAGTGCCAGTGCTGCCGCCACTGCTGATGCGTGACCAAGATTAGCTCCAACGGACTGGAGCCGCCAGGACAGCAAACCGAAGCCCCGCCATCGTGCGGGGCTTCGTCTTTAAACTCGATTAAAAGTCATCGCCACGGCCAGGTGCGATGCTCAGGGCTCACTTAGAGCAGTCGATTAAACCGACAACCTGGAGCAACAAAGATGGCCGAACCACTCAGCTTTACCCTCAAGTTTCCCTTCAAAAGTGCCAGCACCGACGAGATCTCGAAGCTGGCTATCAAGCGTCTGAAGCGCAAAGACATCAGCGCAGCCCAGGCAGTAGCAAAAACCGAAGGCGCGATGGAAGACATGCTTGTCGCCAAAATGCTGGGCATCACCATGGAAGATCTCGGTGAATTCGATATCGCTGACTCTAAGTCGGCTACCGAGCTTCTGCGGGTAATGTCCGAAGGCGGTGATCTTGCTGGGGTTCTGGCAAAGCTCACCGTTGCAGAAGCCTCGGCAGGCGCCGGGGTGCCCTCTGAGACGTTTCAGGACGTGGCAGGAAATGGAGAGCCTGCTGCAGTCATGGGACGAGGCACTGTTGCTGGTGCTAAGGATGCAGCCCTCTGAAATAGCCAGACTGGACATGGTCGCGTACTGGCGCTGGGTTGAGTCTTGTGAGCGTGAGATCAGCCGGCGCGTCGAAGCCGCCGAGAGGATGAGCCGCTGACACACAACACCAGGTCCACCATCGGCAAGCCGCCTTCTGCAATGGAAGGCGGCCACCAGTAATAGTCGCCCCTCGTAGAGAAAATTATGGCCAGTGAAGTTCGAGTCGGATTAAGGATCGGGGCAGTAGTCTCCGGCACCCTGAGCGGTGCATTCGGTTCGGCAAAATCGACAGTGCAGCAGCTCGGGCGTGCGACCGATGGCCTGACGGCCAAGCAAAAGCTTATAGGGACCGAGCTGGCCGCATCCCTGGCGCGGGGTGGTACTGGCATCGAACGCATGCGTCGTAAGTACGAGCAGGCCGGTAGAACCATTGATCAGCTCAAGATCAAGCAGGACCGCCTCAATACCAGCATCGCTCGTGGCGAAACACTCAAAAACAAGCGCAGCGAACTACGTGGCCAAGCCATGGAAACAATCGGTACTGGTGCTGTACTTGGTGCGCCGGTTGTTCAGTCGATGCGCACAGCTATCGACTTCAAGGACCGAACAAATGACATCGCAATTACTGGTGGCTTCGATGCGGCCGAAGAGACCGAACTCAGCAATGTGATGCGTGCTTCTGCACTGAAGTGGAATCAGACACAGACCGAAGTCGCCACCGGCACAGCGGTCCTGATTGCTGGTGGTATTTCCAGTGCCAAGGTGTTGGCTGCCTATGCGCCTGTAATGGCCAAAACTGCTACAGCTACCCGCGCCAGCATGGATGACCTGGGGTCGGTGGCCATCGCGCTCAATGACAACCTCGGTATTGGTGCGGCAGGGCTGGAGCGTTCAATGAACATGCTCGCCTTTGCCGGTAAGAGTGGCCAGTTTGAGCTGGCGGACATGGCCAAATGGCTGCCGCAACTTACCCCTCAATTTGCCGCCCTGGGCGTAACTGGTGAGCGTGCAGTCGCTGAGATCGGTGCGTCTCTGCAGATCGCTCGACGTGGCGCAGGTAGCAACGATGAGGCCGCCAACAACTTCAAAAACTTCCTCTCAAAACTCACCGCGAAGGACACGCTCAAGGCTTTTGAAGGGGCCGGAATTGATCTAACGGACGCTATGAAAAACTTGGTTGGGAAAGGCCTTACTCCCGTCCAGGCGATGCTGGAGGTCATTACTCAATATGTAGGTAGTAAGGGGCCAGAGGCGGCTAATAAGTTTCAGAAGGTGATGGCCATCACGAATGATAAAGAACGGCAGATTGCCCTCAGCCGTTTGAATGAAGCGTACAAGCTTGGGGAGCTGTTCGCCGATCAACAGGTGCTGTCTTTCGTTCGGCCAGCCATGGCCAACAAGAAGGACCTTGCAAGCATTCAACAGGGCAGTATCGAAGCAGCTGACAAAGGCGGGCTTGATGCTGACTGGAACAAGCGCATGGAAAGTCCGAAGGAGCAGCTAAAGGCGCTGACCATTAATCTTTCGGATATCGGAATTACTATTGGCAGTGTTCTGCTGCCGGCACTTGTCGACGTTACGCAGGCAGTCAGGCCAGTGCTGCAGTCATTTGCTACCTGGGCAGGTGAGAACCCTGGACTCATCAAAGGCGTTATCGGCCTTGTCGGTGTTCTTCTGCTCAGCAAGCTGGCCTTCATCGGTGTCGCCTATGGGGCCAACCTGGTGCTGTCGCCTTTCGTGGCCATCACCACGACGGTTACTACACTTTCCGCCAAGTGGACCTTGCTGCGTGCTATGTGGCAAATGGGCAAGTTCACACCATTGATCTCCGGTTTATCCCGTGTTGGTCGGGGCTTGGTGACTGTCGTTAGATACAGCGGGCTCTTCTTGCGCGGCCTGACTATGGCCCTGGGCGCGCCGCTGTTAATGGCTGCACGTGGGGCGTTGGCCCTGGGCAAAGTCCTGGGCAGTACGTTGTTATTTGGTCTGAAGTTGGTCGGTCAGACTGTGCTATGGCTTGGTCGGGCGCTGCTGATGAATCCCATCGGCTTGCTCATTACCGGCATCGCCCTGTCGGCTTACTTGATCTACCGCTACTGGGCACCGATTAAGAAGTTCTTCGTCGGCCTGTGGGACGAGATCAAGACAGGCTTCAACGGCGGCCTCAAGGGTATCGTCGGGTTGATCCTCAACTTCTCGCCGCTCGGCCTTTTCTACAAGGCCTTCGCCGGGGTGATGAGCTACTTCGGGGTTGAGCTACCCGGCAAGTTCAGTGAGTTCGGCGGCATGATTGTCACGGGCCTGGTCAACGGTATTCGCAACATGGCCACGTCACTAAAAGACAGCGTGGTCGGTGTCGGCTCATCGGTAAAAGGCTGGTTCACCGAGACGCTGGGTATCCAGTCGCCGAGCCGTGTGTTCATGGGCTACGGGGCAAACATCAGCGAAGGCGCCGCCATTGGCATCACTTCTCAGGCCGGCCTGGTGCGCAAGGCCGCACTGGGGATGGCGGCGCAATCGGGCGTCGACCTCGCACCGCCGAACCCGGTCGACGTCTCCAGGGCGAGCATGATGGGCGGTGGTGGCGGCACAGCTCCTGGTGCTGCAGCTGCTGGCGGTCAACCCGTCTTCAACTTCTCCCCGCAGATCACAGTGCCAGGTGGCCCTGGTGTGCGCGATCAGGTCGGCCAGGCGCTGCAGGCGAGCTACCCCGAGTTTCTGCGGATGATGGAGCGCTACATGCACGACAAGCGCCGCCTCAGCTACGGTTCGGGTGACGGAGGGATGGTCTGATGTTTGCCATCCTGGGCGAGATCGAATTCACCGTTGCCGGTGGCATCAGCGGCATGGAGCAAAGCGGCACAGCCGATTGGGCCGAGCATGCGCGCATCCAGGGCAAGCCACTCCTGGAGTGGATCGGCGAAGGGCTGGACGAATGCAACCTGACCATCGAGCTGCATCCTGTCCTGGGCGACCCCGAGGCACGCTTGCGGGCATTGCGCCAGGCCAAAGCCAAGCATGAGCCCCGGGCGTTCGTGATGGGCTCCGGTGAGTATCTAGGCGCCTATGTCATCACCAACATCGGCAACACCGTCCGTCGCGCAACGGCAACAGGCCAGATTCAATCTGCAGTGGTGCAGCTGAACCTGAAGGAATACACCGGGGCTTTCACGCGCAAGGTGACGCGCTCCGGGCTGCTCGATACAGCGTTGAGCGGTACGTCAGCTGCTGCAGCAGGATCGCCCGGACTCATCTCTCGACTGATGCCCGCACCCAGCACAGTGCAAGCAGTGATCGGTCATGCGAAGACTGCAGGCAACATGCTGAAGGCTGGCCAGAACCTCTACGAGACAGTGAAGAGCGGCAACGCCTCGATGATCCTCGGGCAGGTGCCTCAGCTGCTGGGTGTCACGGCGAGGGCCATCGAGCCTTTGCAGGGTCTGACTGCGGCCGCGGGCCTGCTCGATGACGGCGCCGACCTGTCGCGCCTCGGTGAAGACGTGCTGAGCAGTGTGATGGGCGCTCGATCCGCACTCGATCCGGTCGACCTGGGCAACATCGTGGACCGGTTCACTGCGTCCCGTCAGTCGCTTGGCCAGGCGCTCGCCACCATGGACGGTGCCAGCACCCGCCTGGCCGGCCTGGCCGCCCAAGTCCTTACAAGGAAAGCCTGATGTTTCTGACCCATATCACGATCGAGGGTGAACGTTGGGACCAGTTGGCCTGGCGCTACTACGGTGACGCTCATCGGTATTTGCCGATCGTTGAAGCCAACAAACATGTTCCGATCACCGGAGCCTTGCCAGCCGGGTTGACCCTGGCCATCCCGGTCCTTGAGCCTGTGGCCACGACTGAGGATCTGCCACCATGGATGCGATGATTCCCGCGCAGGTGCCCGAGGCGCGCTTTGTGCTGACGTACCAGCAACGCAACATCACGCGCAACATCAGCGAACACCTTCTGTCGCTGAGCTACATGGACTTCTTGTCTGGCCAGGCTGACAGCCTGGACGTCGAACTGGAGGACACAGAGGGCAAATGGCGCGATGCCTGGTATCCCGGCCACGGCGATAGCCTGGCGCTGTCCATCGGCTGGGAGGGGCAACCACTTCGTGAGGTGGGCCGGTTTGAGATCGATGGCATCGAGCTACGTTGCCCGGCGTCGTCGGTCACGATCCGCGCCCTGGGCACAGGTATCAACAGCCCGTTGCGCACACCCGAACACAAGGCCTACGAAAACACGACTCTGGACGCGGTGGCCAAGCAGGTCGCGACCCGTCAGGGGCTGGAGCTGATAGGCAGTATTGAACCGATCAAGCTCGACCGGTTGACGCAGCAGGAGTCGGACCTGCAGTTCCTGCGCAACCTGGCGGGCGAATACGACTATGCGTTCAAGGTGACCGGCAAGCGTATGGTGTTCCATGCCATCAGCGAGCTGGTCAAGGGCGTGCCGGTCGCGTCCCTGGTGCTGGGAGACCTGGCCAACGTCACACTGCGCGACCAGATCCGCGATGTGCCGAAGGCCGTTGAGGTCAAGCACAAAGAGCCAGCGACCAAAAAACTGATCTCGTACACCATCAACAACAAAGGTGAAACAGTCGCGGTGCCAAGCAGCTCCAGCAAAGCCACGACCAGCGGCGACACCAAGAAGAAGCGCAAGCGCAGTGCTTCGGCCGAAGAGGCCAAGGCGAAAGCCAAGGCGGAGCTGGCCAGGGCCAACCGCGAACGCACAACAGGTGTCTGGACCGCGATGGGCCGACCCAACCTGGTCAGCGGCAACATTGTGACCCTGGCAGCGGCTGGCAAGCTCGGTGGCAACTACCTGATCACCTCAGCCCGGCATGAAATGACCCGCGGTGGCGGCTACATCGTCGACCTGGAGTCTTGCCGCGTCTCGGCGCCCTCGATCTCGATGACCCAGGACAGCACCAAGCCCGACCTGGCGCTGTCGACCTATGGTATTCAGCAAGAGGTGGTCGCCTGATGGGTGTTCAACTGGAATACGGCGAAGTCAGCGCCGTGGACTACATGACCTGTCGTATCCGGGTGCGCCTGGACGACCGGGACGGCGTTGAGAGCTATTGGCTCAACGTGCCCCAGCGCAACACCCAGGGCACTCAGCGCCGGCCGCTAATGCCAGAACTGAATGAACAGGTTGCGGTGCTGTTGGACTCCGACGGCGTAGGTGGCGTGTACCTGGGCGGGATCTACTCGACAGCCGAGCCGCCGCCTGTGGTCGACCAGGACACGGACTATGTGCGGTTCAGTGATGGGACGGTCTCCACCTACGACCGTGCGGCCGGGGTAATGACGTTGGATTGCGTGGGGGCGCTGCTTGTGAAGTGTGGCCGGAACATCACAGTCGAAGCCGGTGAGCCGGTGGTGGTGAAGGCGCCTTCAGCGACTCTAGACATCCCGCAGATCACCCTGAATGGCAACCTGCAGGTGAATGGCGACGTGGCTGTGAATGGCAACGTCAATGCAACAGGGACTATCCTGGATGTCGGTGGCAACTCGAACCACCATAGCCATTAGGGTTCTTTCTAGAGCAGGTTTGCCATCCGCTCAAGATCATCAGCGATGTAATTTAAAGTGGCATGGCTGATTTGATCTTCATACGTCAATCCATGGGAATCATCAGGCATGTAGTCCGGTAGGCGGCTAAGCAGCTCATCCCGCAATATCAGCACATCAGTTTTAAAACGTTGTTCGTACTCGTTGTTTCGTTCCATCGCACTGTTGATCATCAGTCGGGCATATCGGGCCCAACGTTGTTCTTCGCCACTGTCTGTACCTGCATGAGTTTCCTCGAACCATCTTGTTCCAACGCTAGACGTATCGAGACGCTGATAGCGCCCGATAAACTCTCTAAGCTTAACGACCAGGTTTAGCGTCCGGTCCCTCAATTCTGTTGCTCCCGAGTCCACAACCTCAGCTAGCATCTGATCATATTTCGATGCCTTCTCTCGATACGATTCTGTTTGTTCTGACCTCAAATGAAGACGCTCTGCAAGCGTCTCTTGCTTGGCTTTCGCTTGATCAACAAGCGCCATGTAGCGCCAACGAGCAGCAAAGTACGCCGCAGCGAACATCAGAGCCGCTAGCGTCAGGAAGGTGAATGGGGTGGTAGAAATCACAGCCCATTCATCCTTGATAGTCTTAAGTAGTTCCATGTTATTCCTAGGCTGAGCCATGCCAAGACGGCGTAGGCAATGATACAACGGGTATGCGCGAGTCTCTTTAAACTCGATTAAAAGCCAGTACCGCCCGCTTTCCACATTATGGGCGCATGACAACGCCCACTCCTTACACCAGCATCACCGCCGCCCATTGGCAGCCCGCCCTCGGTACATCCGGGGAGGTTGTTGAGGGCCTGCGCGATATCGATCAGTCCATTCGCATCATCCTCACTACGCCCAAGGGCGCCGACGCTCATCGGCCGGACTTCGGCAGTGACCTGCATTTATACATCGACTGGCCTGTTAACCGAGTGACGCCGCACCTGGTGCGGGAAACTGTCGATGCTCTTCGCCGCTGGGAAACCCGTATCTCGGTTGTGCAGGTACAAGTGCAGATTGAAGAGTCGCAGATCAGGGTGCGGGTGCAGTGGCGCGTTGCGGATGGTGTCACCCAGTTGACCGAGGTGCCCTATGCGCGAGCTGCCTAAACCCGTCTTTGTCGAGATCGATCCGGCCGCGACCGAGGCCGCCCTGATTGCCCGCTATGAGGCCAAATCGGGAAAAACCCTGTATCCCGCCCAGGTCGAGCGGCTCTTTATCGACCTGATTGCATACGCCAAGACGCTCTCGGACATGGCCATCCAAAATGCTGGCGAGCAGTCCCTGGTGCGTTTCGCAACAGCTCCCATCCTTGATTACCTGGGCGAACTGGTTGCAACTCCCAGGCTGTTAGCTGCGCCAGCACATTGCCCGATCCGCTTCACCATGCCGACCGCCGTTCAGCAGCCGTTGCTGATACCGGCCGGCACTCGGGTCAGCACCCAGGACGCGAAGATCACGTTCTTGACTGAGCAGGATGCAATCATTCCGGCGGGCCAAGCTCAGGCAAACACCACGGCAACCTGTCTTGCGGCCGGGGTGGTTGGCAACGGTTGGGCTGTTGGCCAGATCAGCAGCATTGGTAACTCACCTGCAGCCGGCCTGACAGCGGCCAACACCAGTATCACCGCCGATGGAGCCGAGGATGAAGATGATGACCGCTACCGAGAACGGATCATTCTTGCCCCTGAAGCCTTCAGCAATGCCGGCAGTCGTGGCGCATATCGCTACCATGCCTTAGCTGTGCATCAATCGATCATCGATGTCGCCGTGCATGGACCGGACGAAGGTCAATTAGATGGCCATGTAGCTTTGTTCCCGCTTACCAACACTGGCTTGCCTACTAACGATCTGCTGCAGCAGATCAAGAGCCAGGTCTCAGGTGAAAAGCTACGTCCGTTATGCGACACCGTGCACGCCCTTGCACCTACCGAGGTGACCTACTCGATCAAGGCGCGCCTGACCTTTTACGCGACAGCAGATCGAGTCGAAGCGATGAAGGCGGCCAGGGCTGCCGCCGAAGCGTATGTGATTGAGCGTCGGGCGGGCCTCGGGCGCGATCTTGTCCCGGAACAAATCACCGCACTGCTGCAGGTGAATGGCGTCTATCGCGCAGAGCTGCAGTTGCCCAGCACATTGCGCGAGCTGCTGAGTAATGAGTGGGCAAACAACACCACGGTTCTGTTGGAGGATGCTGGGGTGGCGTATGGCTAAGCAGCAACTGCCACCGGCACTGGCTGGTGATGAACGTTTCGCGTTGCTCTGCGAGCTGCTCGACGAGACGTTTGACGGCCTGGATATCAACGCGATGCTGGTTTACCTGATCGACCTTGTGAAACCGCAGCTGCTGCCTGTACTAGCCGATCAGTTTTCCCTCATCGATGAGGCCGCCTGGTTGCTGGCCGAGTCTGATGATGCCAAGCGCAATCTGATCAAGAGTTCGGCCGAGTTGCATCGATACAAAGGCACGCCTTGGGCAATCCGTGAGGTTATCCGCTTACTGGGCTTCGGCGAGGTGACGATTCAGGAGGGGTTGAACAACCAAATCCGCAACGGTTCCATCACTCGCAATGGCAACCACGTCCACGGCGATCCGTCTGCCTGGGCGCTTTACCGAGTCTTTCTAAAACGCGTCATCACCAATGACCAGGCCGCGCTAGTGCGCCGCCTTCTTCTTTCCGTCGCCCCTGCGCGCTGTCGCCTGGTGTCTCTCGACTATCAGGAAGTCGCGATCCGGCACAACGGCTTTGCACGTCGCGACGGTCAATACAACCGTGGGAGCAGCTAATGGCCGATCTACCTGAACCGATTGAATGGACGCCCGGCGTCTACCAGCTCGAAACCTCTGATCCTGTCCTCGGTGGCCCCGAGGGCATCGACAACCTGCAGGCCAAGCAACTGGCGAGCCGTACACAGTGGCTCAAGGACCAGATCGAAAAGGTCATCAGTGGCGTGACCGCCATCGGCAAGGCTGTACAACTGGCAACGGCCCGGACATTCACGCTCTCGGGAGCGGCCACTGGCAGTGCGTCTTTTGACGGCACCGCGAATGCCAACATCGTCGTCACGCTGGCCAACAGTGGTGTCTCTGCAGGCACGTATACGAAAATCCAGGTCAACGCAAAAGGTCTGGTAACGGGCGGTGCGGCTCTCAACGCCATAGATATACCCGACCTCGGTTGGTCCAAGATCACAAGCGGCAAGCCAACCACTCTGGACGGCTATGGCATCACAGGTGGTTCTCTTACCGAAAACATCAGAATGGTCGGTGCCAGAAGCATCGACCTGATGGCATCAGCCACAACATCATGGGCTGGCGGATTGCACGCCCGTACGTTCTCGGGCGATGACATTCTCGGCGGGTTTGGCGCCTGGGGTAACAATGACTCCGTGAACTGCCTCTATATGGGGCTCAGTAGCGTCCCTTGGAGTTTTGGCTACGGCGTGCGTGTGCAGACTGATGGCGTCTATATCTCTGGCCCGTTGACCGCCAATGGTGGCGGGTTGACCAATGTGCCGTGGGGCAGCGTGGTCGGCACGCCAAACAGCCTCGGCGGGTATGGTGTCGGCTTCGCCAGTCAGCCCGAGGCCGAAGCCGGCTCCGATACCAACAAGCCCATGAACGCGTTGCGCGTGTTCCAGGCTATTGCCGCCAAAGTCATTCAAGCGACAGAGAGCGCGCTGGGCATTGCGCGTATTGCTACCCAGACGCTGGTCAACGCTGGTGCCGACGACACTACCATCGTGACCCCTAAAAAGCTGCGCATGGGGTTCTCGATGTTACTCAGCTCGACCGGGTACATCGCGCTTCCGGTGTGGCTGGGTGGTTTAATTTTCCAGTGGGGAATTGCTACGGGAGTTCCCCAGGCGACAGCAACAGGAGGATCTCTAGGACCGACGCGAGATATCTCGCTGCCTATCGCATTCCCGACGAACCCGCTTCGCATCCTGGCGTCGATGCATTTTTCAACAATGAGCACACCCGCCGCGTTTGCACCAGGTGCAATCTTCCTTTCTACGTCGCAGATTCGGATTCAGAACAATTACACAGCGTCTGCCGGCGATATCGCCTGGTTCGCTGTTGGCTACTAGGAGGCTTCATGGCTATCTATTATCACTTTGCATCTCGCAGCTTCTTGGACACTGCTACCTATGCGACCAAGAGCATCCCGCCTGATGCCATTGAGATCACCAGAGAGGAGCGGGTAATGCTTCTGGACGGGGAAGCGAGTGGCCAATCCATTGTGCTCAACGATCAGGGACGGCCGGTACTGGTCGAACCAACACCAGATCCCGAGGCGATAGCGAACCAGGAGCGTTGGTGGCGAGACGCAGAACTCGACAGCGTGAAATGGTTGAGAGAGCGGCACCGTGACGAGCTTGAGCTGGCCATCTCGCTCAGCCTGACCACTGCCCAGTACAGCGAGCTACTTGCATATATGCAGCAGCTACGAGACTGGCCACAGTCAGCCAACTTTCCTGACTCCGCGCATCGTCCAGTTGAACCAAGCTGGGTTGCAGAGCAGGAAGATGCATAA